TACGGATGCAATGTTACATCATTCTTTATTTACTAATTGGCTTAAAAAAAATGGAATGAGTACAGATAAGAATGATGAATCCACCAAAGATGTTATATGTATGGATTTCCAATTTGGACTTCGTAGCTATCAAGAGGAAATTAACCACCTAAAGAAAATGCGGAAGGACGCCGGGGAAGATAAAGAGAAACTTGAGATGATTGACCAACTAGAACAGAAGGTTAACTCTCACCGGGAATTATATAAGAAATTAAGCAAGGACGAAATTCGGCGAATTTTTTATGAGGATGGCGTACCAATTACTTATTCCTATATAGATAAAAAGACGGAACAACCAGTTTATGAAACGATTAAATATAGGATGCTTTATCGCAACCCATCTAAAGCTAAACAGGGTTCTGTTATGTTTATTCGTGAAGAACTTTATGATGCAGCATATGATTGGTTGACAATGGGTATTGGAAAAAGACTTCCGCTTCATGGGGCAAAAATTGTGGAAATAAGCGCATACGCACCACTATCTACCTCCGCTATTGAAGGCACCGTTACGGTTCCAATCAAGGACGTTCTGATACTTCGAGACCAGGACAGCTTCTTCCACACTATTGCTGATATAGTTCGGGTTGAAGATTATGAAATAACATTACGCAGCGGTGAGAAGGAAACCAGAAAACGTTGTGTAGTTCATAGAGAAGAAACGGATGTTAAAAATACTCTATGGGATGGAATGGCATTAATGGAAACATCTGTAATGCCTGGTTGGTGTAATGGTATGGCATTGCTAAGAAATCATTTTTTTAAGGCGTGTGCATTTAGAACCAGAATACAGAAGTTCTTTATGGATTATTGCGAAGAAAATGGAATTGATTATGCCACATATCAAATCGAAGATATGTTCGGCAACCTTCATTACGCCAAAGATATAAAAATCATTACAAGTGATAATGCAATTAAATGGAAGAAGTTCATTGAATTGATGGGTGGCACTTTCCCAGAGGCTTATAAGTACTGGTGTAAGAAGGTTCGGAATGATAAGTGTGTATGGGGAATTGTAAAAACAGACCATCCATCAAAACTCGGGGACTTACAGCAAATGAGCTATCAAATGGTCAACACTCTTCCATGCGAAGAAAGTGACATTCAAAAGATAGCGCAAACGAGTGTTGATTATGTTGAACTGCTAAAAAAAGATAATGATGAGTTTGAAAGATTTCTTAGAAAGAATGCAACCGCCGTAAACCATTTTGAAATGTTGGCAGATTTGTATGATTGGAACCACGATTTTGCCAATAGTAAAATGTGGAAGATTGATAAGAGCAAAATCATAAATAACTATGTTTCTCGCCTTCGCAAAGGCAAGATAACGGTTCCCGGTGACAATCTTACAGTTTGTGGAAACCCATATGCTTTATTGCTATATACAACTGGGCAAGACTGGAATAAAGATCCAACGCTTCAACCTGAAGACGGCGTTATTCAGGTTTATACGAAAAGATTTGATGCTGGAGAATATTTGTGTGGCATACGCAACCCACATAATAGTAGTAATAATTTAGGCTATTTTAAAAATGTTCAGCATCCATTAATGGATAAATATTTTGAATTTAGCAATAATATAATGGCGGTAAATTGTATCCATACAGATGTACAGGCAAGAATGAATGGTGAAGATTTTGACTTAATTTAATGGGTCGGTTCCGGGGAAACTCGGTTCAAAAAATAATCGGTGAAAATTGGAACGCTAAGTTGTGAATTTATTGAAATATTAATTAAGTGAGGTGTTAGATATAGAAGATAGAAGATTTTGTGTTTATGAACACATAAGAATGGATAACGGATAGTGTTTTTATGTCGGGAAAGGGATTTTAAAGAGAGCGAATTCCAGAAAAAGAAATAAACATCATGATCGAATAGTAGAAAAATATGACATGACTGTAAATATCATACAAGATAATCTGACCCAGGACGAAGCATTAGAATTAGAGCGAAAGGTTATCGAAAGTTATGTTTTTGTTAAAGGATATGGAATAGATATTATTGGTTATAATAATAATAAAAATGAAAATGGCCATTTAACAAATCATACATTTGGCGGAGATGGTTCTTATGGAAGTGTTCATGATGAGAAGTGGTGTAAACAGCATTCCGCTGATATGTTAGGAGAGAATAATCCAATGTATGGTGTGAATGTGTGGGATTATTATTCTAAGGAAAAAGCAGATAGTGTTAGAAAAAAACTAAGTGAAAGCAGTAATGGTAAAAATAATGCTATGTTTGGTATATCTCCGAAGCAGAGGATGGATGAAGAAACTTATTTCAAGTGGTTGAAAAAACATCAAGAAAGAGATATGTTTGGAGAAAATAATCCTAATTGGGGAAATGATACTTTAAGAAAAAAATATGAAAATCATCCAGAATTAAAGTTACAACTCTCTCGCCCTGGTGGACAAAACGGAATGGCAAAACGAATTTATGTATATGATTTAGATATGAATTTTATTAGTGAATTTGGATATATAGGTGAATGTTGTGAATGGCTAAATACATTTGAGAAAAAACCTAGAAAAATTAATTCATTAAGAATCATGATAAGTTCTGTTTTAGATAAAAATAAATTATATAAAAAATATTATTATTTTAGCGAAAAACAATAAATACACAATATGCCGATCAATTACGAAGGGATATGTTTTGCTTTATTGCATATCCAACGTTTAGAGACTAGAGGATGACTAGCAAAGAGAATAATTCCTCCACGAGTGCCGATTACCTAAGTGTAAAAACATATGGTAAAGATATGGTCCGATACTCTGATGAAAATCGGAGATGCTTAAGATAAAGAGCTTAAGATATAACAAATTGCAGATTTTAATTTTGTGACAAATCAGCCGCAGATGGTTGAGGCGGCAAGAAAAGCATACCGTGATTATCCAACTGTTGTTAATGAAGTTCCGGAAAGCGGCATGAAGTATGATAACACAATGAGCGAATATGCCCGTATGGATTCACAGATGCAGGATGCTCAAAAAGCCATAGGCGGCTCATCTGACAGTGCTCAACTAAGCCAATCGTATTATTGGACTAAATTAGCCAATAATGAATATGATGAAGAAACGCAACAACTTTATGAAAATACAGTTATACTGGCAGTTTGCGCGCAGTTAGCAATTGATGGCTGCAAGAAGGTTTTTGCTGTAAACGTAAACGATGACATTGCGAGAATTCGAAACCAAGATTGCATGAAGAGAAAAAAGGATTATCCTAAATTTATGAAATGGACGCATAAAATCGCTCTTACAAAAAACGGCAGAGAACGTCCATATGATGATATAAAAAAAGAAAAAGCGAAGGTTAAACAGAGAATTGACGAGTCGTTAGTTTGTCCAATGAATTGGCTACAGGATTGTTTAGATAAAATACAAGGAGTTAATAAGCGCAGTCCTATTGAAACATATAAATATCTTGCGAAGAGAGAAGGTAATAAAAGTGCTAACCATAGACAGATGTCAAAAATCAGAAGGATAGTAGAAGATTATGATTTTTTCGTAAAAAGATATATGGCTGTTTATAACGAAGAGGATGAGGATTGTATTTTATCGTTTATCGAAAAAACAGAAGAAGTATTACAAATACTTAAAGGGATGAAAATAAGCCAATCTACGATATATAGGATTATTGAAACAAGCCTTGGACTAGAAAGAAATACACGATCTGAGCGTATTTATAAAGATTCAGCGAAATATGTCAGAAAAATGTTGAATGTGTTATATCGATCAAATAAAGAAAAATTCATGAATTGTTTTATAAAAAATGCCGAAGTTTAAATTTTAGATGTCGATAAATTTCAACAAAAACAAGAAAATTATTAATTAGCTGATTATCCCTTATATGAAAGGATTTTTTATATCTCTTCGCCGCTATTGCCAATGCGGCGTAAATAAATATGGAATCATGATTAAGATACACCTTGGAAGTTGGTTTGCGGTTAAACTTCCATTTTAAATATAATGATTAAAAATGATTTAAAAGGAGAAAATGATATGGCTGATATTAATATTAATAATGTTGTTACAACTAAGAGAAAAATTAGCATTACTGAGGCACTCGTAGAACTTAAATTGTATGATGCAAAAATCAATAAGGCGCTCTCCTCTACTACTTTTGTTGGTAGTAAGAAAAAATCAGAGAGCAAAGTTGACAATGTTGTAAATTTAGACACTTTTATAACCGCAGCGAAGTCCGGGTATCAGTCTGTATCTGATCTCATTAAGAATCGCGCAGCAATAAAATCTGCTGTGGTTCAGAGTAACGCTGTAACGAATGTCGAGATTGCCGGGAAGGCGTATACTGTTGCCGAGGCGATTGAGCGCAAGAATTCGATTGAATATGATAAAGATTTATTAAATGAAATGAAAACTCAGTGGGCGAATGAAACATTGAAAGTTAACCGTGAAAATCAAAAGGTAAGTGCTCAAGTTGATAAAATGTTGGAGGCTTCGCTTGGACGTGATTCCGACAAGAAGGTAAGCGAGTCAGATCTCGCTACAATACATGATGCCTATCATGAAAGAAATTACTGGGAGCTTGTAGATCCTCTTGGATTATATGAGAAGATCCAGCAGCTTGAAACTGAAATTGATGCTTTCGAAGCGGATGTAGATATTCGGTTAAGTATCAGCAATTCGGTTACGTATATTGAAGTTTAATTAGTTTTATTAAATAGATAATATCTTTGCAATTATTACGAAAATCATAAACTTACACGGCTTGCGGGGAGCCTTATCCCCGCGCTAAATAATGAAAATTACAGTTAAGATTTAATAACTGGCTTGCTGATGATTGCACTAGGCTATATCATTGGTTTATGACAAGAAGAAAAGGTCAATAATTAGCTGTTAAAAATTAGTCATTATGATTTAAAGCTTGTATTCAATAACGGTTAAATGGTAATTAGTAAAATTCGATAAAATCCGTGGTGAAGTTTTGCTCGTGCTGTGTAATTGACGAAGTGGTTTGTACGCGGCTGTAGTGATTGCAATTTAAAAAATATATAATAAGGATGTGAAATATTTGATTAAAATTTCTTCAGAAGAAGCAAGAGTATTACGGAATGCTGGACGTGAAAAAGATGTTCATCTCTCCAGCAGAAATAAGAAAAGCGCCGGTAAGAGATATTATCTTACTGAGTCTTTTAAAAGTTTGAAGATACTGAATGAATACCGAGAATCTAAATTATCATGATAATAATAATATCGGAGGTTTATTTATGTATTTTCTTGATACTAATGTAGTGTTATTAGATGGATTGGAAAAATATAGTTCTCACAGATTTGCTATCTCCCAAGTAACTCTGAGAGAACTTGAAGAAATAAAAACAAACAAGCGGAAAACTGAGGATGCCAGAGCCGCTGCTCGCGATGCTATCGAGTGGCTTTCTAAACACCATGGCGAATATGACGTTGTACTTATAACTGATGGTGTTATTAAAATAGCCGACCAGCATTTTCTTGATGCTTTTGAGCCGGACGTTCAAATTTGTTGTTGTGCAAAATTTTGGGAGTTATATAAAAATCAACCAATAATTTTTGCCACACACGATTTAAGTTGTAGAAACATTGCCGAGCAAGTTTTTGGATTAACAGTTGAATGGTTTGAAAATAATGAAGAAATATCTTACACTGGCTTCAGGGAATACACTATGAGCGATGAAGATATGGCTTATTTTTATGAAAATCAAAATGAAAATAAATATGGGTTATTGGTTAATGAATATCTGATTATCAAAAATACAGATGGAGTCATGGTTGATACTTGCCGTTGGGATGGAAAAAGGTTTCAACAGTTATTTAAGAAAACTATTAAATCTACTTACTTTGATAAATTAAAACCTAAAGATATATATCAAAGCTGTGTTATTGATTCAATCATGAATAATACAATCACGGCAATCTCCGCACCGCCAGGTGCCGGTAAAAGTTTATTATCTTTGATGAGCGCAATGTATCTAATTGAATCCGGCAAGTATGATAGGCTTGTAATTCTTTACAATGCGACCAAAACCAAAGGCGCATTTGACATGGGTTACTATAGCGGCGATGCTATCGAAAAAGGATTGCAGCAATTCTTAGGGAATATGTTGGCTACTAAGTTTGGTGATCAGTTTGGTGTTGAATTATTAATTCAGCAAGGGAAAATTAAAATTGTTAGTCTTGCTGATTGTAGAGGTATGGAAGTTAGAGATAACGAAATTCTGTATATGACCGAGTGCCAAAATACAACGGTTGATTTAATGAAGATTGCACTCTCTCGCGTTTCATCTGGTGCAAAAGTTATTATTGAAGGTGATTATAAAACCCAGGTCGATTCTTATTTGTTCGAAGGCAATAATAACGGATTGAAGCGTGTTATTAGTGCATTTAAAGGTCATGAAGAGTTTGGATATGTCGAACTTCAAAATATTTGGAGAAGTAAATTAGCTCAGTTATCTGAGTTGTTATGAATAAATTGGATTTTAAAATATAATGATTAAAAGGAGAAAAAGGATGATTATTAGAAGCGTAGAAGATAATGATATTAAAAACGAAAATGTAGCTCGTGGTAAGGTTGTAAGAAGCATTGCTGTGGCCAGTAAGTTATTGTCAAGAATTGACCTCACGCCGACGAATACACTTCGGGTGATTGATTGCAAAAAGGATAAGACAGACCCTACTGGTAGAAGTAGTGTGCTTGTTTTTGAGGATAATGATAAATTCCAAGAGGTGTTTGCGGAAGTTATTGAAGAGCGAAAGAAAGAACGAGCGAGTTCTGAGACAGAGGAATTAAGAAAGCAACTTGAAGAGATGAAACAAAAAATCGCGGAACTTTCCGCAACAAAGGAGTGATTACTTATGGCTGATATTATTACCGCATTAACCGGAAGTACTTAGAACTCCGCATACGAAGAACTATACCGGGAATATTTAGATAACCGAATGCTGTTTTTGAATTGCGAAATAGATGAGAATGTAATTGAAGATTATATTATGTATATCCTTAAGTGGAATAAGGAAGATACTGGGTTACCGGTAGAATGTCGAAAGCCGATTAAGTTGTTTATTAGTTCACCGGGTGGAAATGTTTTTGACGCTAATGTGTTTGTTGATGTTATTGAAGCTAGTAAAACTCCTGTGTGGGGGGTGGCATTAGACATTGTTGCTAGTGCTAGTCTTCATATATATCTTGCTTGCCATGTCAGGATAGGATTTAAGAATAGTGCATTTTTACAGCACGATGGCGAAATTGCTATTGAAAACTCTAGGAAAAAGGCAAGAGACACAATGTCTTTTTTCGATGAGGGAGACCTAAGATTAAAGAACCATGTGCTTCATCATACAAATATGACTGAAGAATTTTATGATTCTATCTATACGGATGAATATTGGTATTACGCTCAAAAGGGTAAAGAACTTGGTGTTGTACACAAAATTATTGGAGAAGACATTGATTTAGACGAGGTTCTAAATTAATTTTATAAAATATATATTATAAGGAGAAAAAGGATTATGACAAAATATGAATTAGTTAAGGAATTTAAGGAACGCGCTGGACTGAATAGTCAGAAGGATGCAAAGGAAATAATGGAAGCTCTTGGAGAGGTAATTATCTCTCATATGAAAGATAAAGATGGTGTAACACCATGGACTGGTGTTAAATTTTATGCTGTCCATAAGGATGCACATGTTGGCAGAAATCCTGCAACCAATGAAACAATTGAGATTGAAGCGAAGTATCAGCCGAAAGTTAGATTTGGGTCTACTGTTAGGTCTGCAATTAACGATTAATAGGAAATATACGTACCGGCGGTCTTCGTATCGCCGGTATTTTTATGTTGATAATGTATGGGAATATACTTATGAGTAAAAGGAATAAAAGGAGAAAAAGGATATGAAAAATAGAAAATATGAAAAGACCACCATTGATAAAATTACCGTCAAGGGTGTGCTGAGTGCCGACTGCTCAACTATTACTTTTGAGAATGATAGCAAAGAAACCGAAACAATCGAGCTTGGAAAGTGCCTGAAGCCTTTCTCATTACAGAACATTACTTTGATGATTAGCAATAAAGATGTCAAAGACATGGATGAAGAATTTGCGGAGGATTAATTGATGGCGGATGGTGTTAATCTTAACCGAAGGCCTGGTGAAAGTGAAATTTCATATATCTTCCGGATTGGTGGATATAAGGCCAGCGGTTTGATTGATATGAGTTGGGCTGAACTTGCACAAATATTTAATAAGAATTTGCGCAGTGATGGTATTCAATATAACGAATCTGCATACCGCAAGAAATATAACCTTATGTCTCAGTTTAAGGAAGAGTTAGATAAGTCTATGGACACGGCGACCAGCGACGAATTAAAACAACTTAAGATTGAATTAGAAAAGGAAAAAATTAAGTATCGTGATGAACGCAATGAATATAATCGGATGATCCGTGAAGAAGCGCGGAAAGAATCTTACCGTGAACAGTTTATTCGTTCTATTGAGGAAGCTGCCGGGAAGCATCCGTTAGAATACAACACAGACGATCATAAACCTATTATTCGTGGCAGTGCTACGTTGGTTGTACCGCTGAGTGATATTCATTGTGGTATACAAATTCATAATTATTGGAATGATTATGATGTAGATATTTTGAGGCAAATGCTGAAT